CAACACATCTTACGAATTGTGCTCGACCTATATTATTTGCACTAGGATTTGTTATTACTGTACCTTTAGATATAAATGTTACAGACATTTTATTTTTCTCCTAATTGTTCTAAAACTTCTTTGTCAATATATTCATAAAATTTTTCTATATTAATACCGTGAAACTCTGATACTTTTGCTACGGCACCTTCAAACTTTTCTATAATGTTACCAGTTTCTTTTTCAATGAGATCAAATACATCTCTCATCGCCTCTTTCATAAGAGGTGGTAATTCATTAAAACTTTTTGAATCGATAATACGATTCTCTTTTATAACTCTACTAACCAGCATTGTCTATATCAACTCCTACAGGTGATGGTTGAGATAAATCTACCTCTGCTTGTCCATCGCCACCTACTGTAGGCGATACAGAACCATCTTGGTTAAATGTACCTGGATCAGCGATTACTGGTTTAGGGTCACTATGTGGTTGTTCCAAGTTTCCATTAAACATATTACCAGCAACTTCTTGTCTATGTGCGTCTAGTGAATTTCCTACTTTTACTCTTAATGCATCTTTGAACGCATCTCCAGCAGCAGCATTATCACCATCTGCGATTTTGTCTATAAAGTTTTTTACTTCTTCACTCATTTTTTACTCCTATACTATTGTGTCGTCACTATTTGTAACTTGAGCCATTGGGTCCTGAATAATACCATCTTTAATTTCTTTCTTAATTTGTTTATCCATTTCCTCAACTTCTCTTGCGTTTTGTTTTAATACGTGTTTTCTAACGTAATCAACTGAAAAGAATTTACCAATGTAATCTCTCATTTCATTTGCTAAAGCTATTCTTTCTCTTAACATTTCTGTTTGTTTTAGTTCAGCAAAATGTCCATCTTGTAAAAAGTCGTATTGTAAACAATCTCTTACAGTAAACCAATCTTCTTCAGCGATTATACCTTTTAATACTAACTGTGTTCTTAAAATATCATTGAAAAGTTCTGTAAACTTCTTTCTTAATCTTTGAACAAATTTAGTAAATTTTAATTCATCTCTTGTAATCTCAGAAGCTCTTCCTAAATTAAAACCTTGGGAAGCTTCTAATCTGCTTGTTGGAACATTTAAAGAACGATATAGTTTCGCTCTAAAATATTCTATATCAGCAATCTCACCTAAATTTTGACCGCCAGGCAAAGTAGAAATATCAGTACCTCTTCCACCCTCTCTACTTGGTAACCAGAAGTCTTCCAACATTGACATATAATTTCTGTCATCTCTTATTTCTCCTGTGTTTGCGTCATAGACAAGTTTGTTTCTATATCTTGCCATTACATCTCTTAAATATTGTTCGGCTTTTACTTTTGGTAAATTACCTACATCAATTTTAAATATTCTTCTTTCTGGTGCTCTAGCGATACGATAAATTACAGCACTATCTTCAATCATTCTTAATTGATTGACAGGTTTGATCGCCTTATGTAAATAAGACAAGACCATATTTTTGTTCTGATCAATTAATCCTGATGGACAGAATGCGATTGTATCTGGCGCTATCTTAATACCAGATTGTCCTGTTGTACCTGATAATCCTCTTTCATTGTATAAAAAATATTCAATATATTCATCAACTACAGCTAAACTGTTGAGTGATGATGGCATTGGAGTGTCAGGTCTTTTCTTTCTAACTTCTCTAATCTTTTTGATCTTTCGTGGATCAATATATTTTAATTCTGTGATACCTTTTTTAGGACTTTCTCTATCAATAATTTTTTGATAAAATATTCTACCATCTACGTACCATCTTCTAAAGATGTCATGTCCTTTAGTATTGAAGTTCATTAATTTTAAAACTTCTATAAATTCGTCTTCTATTTTCTTTCTAACCTCTTTTCCATATGGTAAATCTGTTAGATTAACTCTTACTGCGTCTTTCAATTCATTTGCGACAATTGCTTCATTGACAATATCTTCGATTGCCATATCGCATTCTGGGTGTAAAGCTATTTCTCTATATCTACGAACTAGGTCCTGCTCTGTTTTCGCAGTACCTTCCATATCCAAGTATGAACCAAAGTGACCTCCAGCATTGACAGTTTGTGTACCGTCATCTGCTTGTCCTGATGTAAAAGCCTGTTTTGGATCAGCTTGTTTCTTTAATCGTGTTATCGAAAAGCCGAATAATTCTGCCATAATATCTCCTTGTACTACTACTTATAAGGGATTAAAAAGAGGGGCTCGAAAGCCCCTCTGATGTAATATTAAGTTGTAGTATTTGTTTCAAAGTATTGGTACTCAAACGTAACTTCAAATTGCTCAATCGCACCTTGTTCTTCATAATCTAGTGGGATTGCTGCAATTGTAGTTGGAAAAGCACCTCTTAAAGTGTAAGACTTAATAGTGTTACCGTTTCTGTCTAGGTGATCTAAAAACGCATCCACTTGATAGTCAACAGGATTTGTTAATCCTTCATTATCAGTCATATTGTTGATACCATTCTGCCATCTTTCAAAAGCATTTCTTAACTTAAAGTTAGTATCATTATAGACTGTAACTGACCAACTTGGGATAGTTCTATCACCAGCGATTTTAACAGCTCTTCCTCTAAATGGAACGTTGATGTTCGCTACTTCCATATTAGGAATAGATGTTGCTCGACATAAAAACGCTAGTTCTTCTATTTCGCCGCCAACTTGTGCGTAACCAGGAAAAGGCATTGTTACCTTAAACTGATTGGCTCTTGCGCCACCGCCAGCAAGTTTAGCTTTGAAGTCATTAATGTTTGCCATTTTTATTCTCCTCTACTATTAACCGCCAGCGACCTCTTCAAAGGCCACTCCAGTTCTGGTTGCAACAAACGATAGTGTGATAAAGTTGATACTTCTAGCAGGTTTCACAAAGATTTCTGCTACAAATTCATTTCTATCAATTACTTCGCCTGTATTGTTAGTTTCATCACATACTACTAAAAAGTCTGTGATCCCTCGTCTACCTTGTACTTCTCTTAAAAAAGGTTCTACAATGTTTCTAAAGTTAGCTCTTGTAAATTCATCATTGAATTCAAAGAGTTGAAATTTAGAAGCAGTTGATATTGCCTTCTCTAAAGTGATAAACAATCTTCTTACGTTGATTCTATCAAAAGCACTTGGTGAAGACAATCCAGTTTTGTCACCAAAAAGAATTGTACCTTGACCAGGGAAAGTTGACACAGGGTTAACTCTCGCAGGATACAATTGATCTCTTTGTGCTTTAGTTGGATTGTACGCTAATTTAACTGCGCCTCTTACGATACCTCTGTTGAAACCAGCAGGTGAGTACCATGCGTCAGCGATTAAATCAGTTCTAGCTGCTAAACCAGCAATGTCACCATTTAATGGAACAAATCTGTATACGTCAGAATATCTATCGTAACAATATTTGTATCCACTATCAAATACAACATAACTTGATGATCTAATGCTATCAAAGAAACCGATAACGTTAGTTGTTTGTGTATTTGAGTTAGTGATATTAACTACATCATTTCTCTGAGGAGAAGCAAACACGATTGCGTCTTTTCTTTCTTCAGCTATTGTGATAAGATTATCAACGTGTGTTGTACTTCCACTAGGACCAGCGATAATTAAACCTACATCTACAGTTTCAGCATCTTGGAATTTCTCGTATGCTGTTTTTAATTCTGCATCTGTAACAGTTGAACCATCTGAACCACCAGATAATGATTCTAAAGTAGGAGTAGTTACAGAAGTGAAAGTTGTTCCACTTGCGTTGTTACCCCAATTAGTACCAGAAGTATTGTGGTCCATCCAGTAAATGTAATTAGATTTGTTTTTAATTACAGTTGGATAATAGTTAGTGTCTCCTTGTGGAGTTTTTGCGTCAGCCGCTTTTGATAAGTTAGAAAATGATTCTATTACTTCGCCTGGTGTACCAGTGATACCACCATCTTCATCAACAACAACTACGTGGATTTCATCGCCTGAACCTGATCTATCAGATACAAATGGTGAAGTTCCAGGAGCGCCGTCAACAGCGTCATAATATCTCCATCTTCTTTTGATTTTTGAATTATCAGCTACAACTCTTTTTAATCCGCCAGCGCCTCTAGGGTGTTGAACGAAAGTTAAAGTTTCAGAATTGATTGCAGTGATTCTGTATAAATCTCCGTCATCAAAATCTTCTGTTGCTGCTGTAGTTGAAAACTGGATAATATCTCCAACATTAAAGTTACTTCCTTCGTCAACTGCAATTGTAGTGTCTCCTACTGCTGAAGCTGATGAGTCGTTAGCAACTTGTGATGATGATACTTGTTCGTAAGCTGTAGCCGATGGGCAAGTCGCAACTAATAAGTTGTTACCCCATGCTCCTGCTGATCTTGCAGCAAAAGTTCCTACTACACCTTGTCCGCTTTCATAGTTATTTTCGTAATCATCTGTATTTTTTACTAACACGCTTGAACCAGCACTGTTAGCATTTACTAAAGATGAATTGGTAGCTCGTACTACTCTTAATGCATTAGAGTATGCCAAGAAGTTAGCGGCGCTGAAAAAATACTCAAAATTTGTTGAGTCTGGTTTTCCAAACGTATCTACTAATTCTTGTTCACTAGAAATTGCTACGATTTCGTCAACTGGTCCTTTTGCGAATTGTCCCGCAAATGCTCCGATTGATGTTGATACCGCAGGAATAATTCTACTTAAATCTTTTTCCTGTACGAGAACACCTGGTGATACTTGAAATGCCATAGGTTGTTTCTCCTCTTAATTAGCTAATTAACATTTTTAATTTTTCAAAATCCATAAGTTTTCTTATGACCATAGTCAAACTTTATCAGTTAATGATATTTATAATAACCCAAAATTGTAGTTTATTGACCTTTTCTTACCACAGGGAACCATCGTGTACCATATTCATCTACAGTTTCTTCATTCATAGGGTCACTATTGATACCATCATCTACAAACCCAAACGGCGCCATATCTTGTTCGATTAGATTTTGTTGTTCCATATACATCTGATTTCTTATATTTGAATCAGATAACTCTTTGAAATAGGGTTGATTTGAGAGCCATCCAAATATGACTAAACACATAACCAAGTCATCATTTGTACCTTCTTCAGCCATCCAACTATTCCCTCTACGTGAAAATGTTGATATTTCTTCAATTATACTAAAATCGTTCACTTGTAGTTTATCACCCTCCATAAGTGTCTTAAAATTCGCACAACCCACCTTTTTTATTTGTTTTGTCATTCTTACCCCTAGTGATGTACCTCGACCAGAGAACATCGCTCCAAGTATTTGACCCGCTCTACCCTTTTGAGTCGTCATTAAGATATTTGGGTATTCTAACTCATAGTGCATCGCTTCAGCGATTGATTGACCTAAGTCATTGACTTCAATTAGTGTATGCGCTTCATTGTACGCCTTTGCCGTTTGACTGATAATGTTTGGAAAGACAAATGGTTTGACTTCATTGTTCTTATATGTACATACAACTTCGTATGGTATTTTTTTACTTTCATCTTTCGTAACGTCTAATATAATAAACGCAGAGTAATCTTTGTTTGTACCTCTCGCCACGTCAACACAACAAACATACATACGACCTTTTTCTGGTTTCTTAAACATCTTTAATCCATTTTTAGATTGTAACGGATCGGCGTATGGTGTGTTTTTAATTTTCGCTGGTGAGATAAGTGTATCTACTGAACCCAAAAACTCACACTCAAACTCTTGTTGGAATTGTTCTTCACTTGTATTACGAATGGTCATCTCTTTCCATTTTTCATCTCGTCCAGGAACTTCTGACCAATGTACTTCTATAGGTACATAATCATTTCTTTTATTAATCGCATCAATCCATAATTTGTAATATTGATTCATACCGTGTGGTGTTGATACAATAATCATCTTTGTTCTTTTACCAGATGAGATGGTAGGATAAACCGAACTAAAAAACATCTCTGCAATATTCGCTGGTACGAAAGCAAACTCGTCAAGGAATATAATGTTAAATGAACCTCCTCGAATAGCGGAACTTGAAGTCGCCGCTGCCACAATCGTTGATTTGTTTTCTAACTCTATATTACCTTTGTTCCAATTGATGATACCTTGTTGTAACCATTTGGGTAAGTTTTCATAAGCGAGTTGTAGTCTCCCTAATATATCTCTCGCCGTAGAACTTTTGTTCGCTAGTATTGCGATGTTTGAATTTGGATTAAACAAAGCGTAATGTAAAAGATATGAAATCGTTGTTGTTGATTTACCTGATTGTCTTGGAAGTTTACAAATTGTAAATCTGTTATCGTGTATGGTTTGTACAATCTTTTTTTGAAAGTCATACATCTTAAATGGTACTAGACCTTCATCAAGTGATACAATACGAACATAGTTTTCCATAAAGTATAATGGATCATTACTACACTTTTGGTATTCTTCAATCTGTTCTTTTGTAAACTCAACAGGTGTGTTTACTTTTTTAAGATTGGGATTTCCGAGATATGCTTCGTTAGTGCTCATTTACGATTGCCTCTATATGAGTATATCCAAGTCTTTTCGCTTGTGTAACTCTTTGATTACCTTTCTCTACACTATATAGTTTTTCTTTATAGTGTTTACCTCCAGCACCAAAACGTGGTGATTTATTTAAAGTATGTTTGAAAACTTGTATAGGATTATTCATCATATCTTTTATATCTTCTACACCATCAGTTAACTTTGGATTGTATTTTTCGTAATAAGTGTTATACGTTAAATCACTTATCTTTAGTATCTGTTTTTTCGGGTGTGATGTCTTTGACTTTAGTATTTTCATCTTTCTTCAACATCTTCTGTAATTCAGCTGTAGAGCCTACAAAGAGAGCATTCTTAATATTATTATTTGCTGTTTTAGGTAATTCTTTTAAGTCTTTAAGTTTCTTTTGTAAGTCTTGTAACTTATCTACTGTACCCGCAACTTGTCCTATCAACTGACCAGCGACTTCGTATGCTCTTGGGTGTTGACCTTCTCTCGCAATATCCAGTATACCTTCAATCGCTTCTTGTCCTCGTTCAATTAAATTATAATAGTTTTCTCTGCTGTATTTGTAGTCGTTATCTACATCAGCTTTACTATCGTCATCTCTACGAGGAACTGCGGGTTTAAACTCTTGTTTGATAATTTCTTTTTTAGGTTCTGGTTTATCAATACCTAAAATTTCGTTTACTTTATCTTCTAGTTTTGTCATTTTTATAAATCTTCATCAGTATCATTGCTAGGACTATATTTTTTACTATCTTCAAAAAAATCTATAACTGTTGTAAATCCAAAATCATCATTAGCATTTGCTGACAATGGATCTGGTTCAACTGTAATTCTTTCTTCCCTTGCTGATTCAGGTAAGTCAGAATATAAATCTGTTTGTGTTTTTTTAACAACTTTTTGAGTATTTGTTGGACCAAATAAATATGTTTTTGCAGTAAAGCCTAAAGTATAAATTACAGCTCTACGAGTTGTAAAATCTCCACTATAACTATCTTCATAATTTACACTATTTAAAATAATTGGAATATCTCTTTTTATATCTAATTCTGGAATAGCATTTACAGTAACAGTATAATCAGGTTGAAAATAAGGTAATATTTGTTCTACGATTTGTAAACCACTTTCAGCAGATGATGTATAAACGTTTAAATTGTAATTTAAATTATAAGGAACAGGAGTGTAATTAAAATTCATTTTCTCACCCTCTGAATTGGTTTTAACTGTTTTATACTTTTGCATTCTTGTCAATTTTCTGCTACCATCATATGATATACCTGTAATTTCAAAACTCATTTTTGGAAGTGTTATTGAAACTTGTCTATTATTTAAGTCAGGTTGTTGATCCAATCTTACTAAAAATTTTTCTTTGGGTGCATATGCAAGAGGAACTTTTATAGATTGTACTGTATCTCCTTCACTATCTTTTCTTTTGATTTGAATATTATTAAATAATTGACCAAATGCGATGGTCATTTTTCTCATACTTTGATTGTAATAGTATCTACCAAACATTAATATTCTCCATCATCTAATTCTCCAAAAGGATTTCTTTCAGTGAAATCAACTATATCATCACTTGCTGATAATGTATCAAAACCTGCTTCTTGGTCTAAATCTATATTTTGCGATTCAGTTTGTTGTTTTTGAACCTCAAAACTTTCTAATATTAAGTAATTAGATTCTCCATCAACATTTTCATCTTCTAATAATAACGATCCTGTTTCATCTTCTAACGTAATTTGATGTTGTAATTGATCAATCGAATATTGATCTTCTGTTCCATCTATTGCAGATATTCCAGTATTCAATCTTTCAGAAGAATATTCCCATCTAGTTACTTTTAATTTATATACAGGTAAATTTCCTAATTGAAAAAATGGCTCTTGATCTTCAACAAACTGTATTTCAAAAAAACTATTCATTAAAGGCATAAAGATTAAATCACCTTCATTTGGTCTTCCATCTCTAATCAAATTATGAACATTACCAACTTGTAAATCCCAACTTCTTTTAGACACCATAAAAGTTGTATCTTCTCTAATCTCTAATCCAAATTTATTGATTATTTCTTGTTCACCAGCAAAACCCTCTGTAGTTTCCATATACATTTCTATCAAATAACTATCATCAAATTTAGAAAGTGTATCTTCTCCTAAAATCAAATCTCTATTTACTATTGTTCTTGGAAGATAATAACAGTTATGTCCGTAGATTTTTAATCCTTCAATGATAAGGTCTTCGTGTAACTTTTTTTCATTGTCGTTTCCAATACCATTGCCGCTTTGAAAATAGTGATTAATAGCCATGACATTATCCAATCATCATTGCAGGGTTTAATTCGTATGAACTTCTAATTTCTTGTTCGAGTTTTTCTATATCTTGTAACGCTTCTTGGTATAACTGTTGTCCATTTAAAGTTACATTACCAATCATTGTTACTCCATTGAATTTTGATAAGTTTGCGCCCCATTGTTTTTTAAACAAAGCAGTAACATATCTTTTTAAGTAGATGTCATTATAAACATCAGTGTAAGTTTCAGGATCTAATTTTCTATAACATTCAATAACCATATATTCACCAACTTGTAAATCATTTTTCCAATCTTGGTCTATGTAAAGTCTATTGTCGTGTTGATTAAATCTTAATGGTTTTTCACCAACGAGTATGTGGTCTAAAAAATCTAAATGTCTTAACACAACATCATAGTTAATAATTGATGTTGAAGAAAAATCGTAAAGGTCATTTAATCTTAATTGGTATCTTACATCAAATAAGTTTAGATTACCTTTATTAGAGTATGGAAATATGTTAATAACTGAAACAACACTTTCAGGCACTACTATAAATGCGTTACCCTCT